GCCGATGCTAGAAGTGGTTCTTGGCTTGCATCAAACGTTAGACCTCTTACGTTAGCATTTTTAACAGTTGCTTTTGTGATTGGTTGGGCATATCAGTTAGAAGATTTACAAACTGTAAAAGAATTATTAACAATAGTTTTTATAGGCTACTTTGGTTCTAGAGGTGCCGAAAAGATTATGGGTAACAATAAACACAAAGATGAGTAAATACTTTAAAAAGTGCTTTGTACTACCGCTTCGTTAATAATCTACTTGCTTTTATAAAAAAAATAAACTACCTTTGGTGGGAGGAGGCTTAATAATAGTTAATCTCAAATTAAAATAAGCAATATGAAAAAAGATATAAAAGTAAAAGCTGAAAATTACGCAAGAGATTTTGCATTAAGCATTCAAGAAAGAACCGATAAATTACTAAAACTTGATTGTAATATGTATACTAATTTAGGAAGCGACTCTTCAAAAGCAGAAAGATTAGAAGTAAAAAAGAATTCTAAATTTATTTATAAGCAAATAAAAGGAATCGATGAAGTATCTGGTAATTTATTACTAAAATCATTAGATGCCTAAAAAACTAACAAGAAGCAAACTTGTAAAGAAGCTAGATAATATCTTTAGTCAATATATACGATTAAGCAACTCTAAAAACGGTAACTGTACTTGTGTTACCTGTGGGAAGGTTGGAGACTGGAAGAACGGAGGTATGCAAGCAGGACATTTTATGAGTAGAAAACATTACTCAACAAGATGGGACGAGCGAAACGTTAAGCCGCAATGTGTAGGTTGCAATATGTTTAAAGCTGGAGAGCAATATAAATTTAGTTTATATCTTGGTGGAAAACTTTCAGAAGAACTACTAGAAGAAAGTAGAAAGATACGTAAATTTACATCAGACGAATTGGAAGAAATGGTAATACATTATACCAAGGAAGTCAAAAAATATTCTTAATTGAATTGTTTGTTTATTATTGAGGTTAAAAAGGGTAGGATTAATTTCTTACCCTTTTTTTGTTGTATGTAAAAAATAATACATATATTTGCATATAACTTTTAAACAAATGATATGAGTAAAGAACAATCAATTAACGAAAAGCTGTATAACTTACAGCAAGAAATTGGAACGATTAGCAAAGATGCTAAAAATCCATTTTACAAGTCAAAGTACTTTGATATTAATTCACTTATCAAACAACTACAACCATTATTAAAAAAGAATAGGCTTTTATTATTACAGCCAATTGAGGAGGATATGGTTATGAGTAAGCTAATTTGTGTAGATGGTTCGGGCGGTGTTGTTTCGGGTTTAAAGCTACCACAAATAACCGACCCTCAAAAGCTAGGTTCGTGTATTACTTATTATAGAAGGTACACGCTTGCAAGTCTATTAGGATTACAAGCTGTAGATGACGATGCAAACCTAGGAAGTGGCAAGATATTAAAAGAGGAACTACCTTGGTTAAATGAGAATACACCACAGTTCAATAAAGTAAAGGAAGCCTTATTAAAAGGGACTGCAACGATAGCAGACGTACGTACTAAGTACAGAGTATCAACTAAAGTAGAAGGACTACTTAAATAAACATTTAAATTTAAAATTATGACAACAGGAATTATTTCAGGAAGTATAGACTTAGAGTCTATTGACAAAACAAAGTTAGCAAAGGGTAAGTATTTGCAGTTTGACATCATCTTAAGTGATGAGAGCAAGTACGGTAACAACGCTTGGGTAGTACAAGGTCAATCAAAAGAAGAGCGTGAAGCTAAAGAGAAAAAAGTTTCTTTAGGTAATGCAGGACTTAGATGGATTAACCCAGACGCTACAATGGTAGTAGCACAACGTGAAGAGGTTACTAATACGCAGCAACAATCTTCTAGAGAAACAACAGCGGACTTACCGTTTTAATTTAATTGGGGGTTTATAGCCCCCTTTTTTTTATGAGAAAGATAATAATTATTTTAATACTACTATCGGGTTGTGTGCAACAGGAAACTTGCATAGACTTAAAAACAAGATACTACCTTGAAGATGGTACATACTCACACACCATAGAACAAATGTGGTGTGAATAAACAAACTATGAAGAGACAAGCACTAAAGAAATTACACAAAGGAGAAGAGATGCCTTACGATTTTTGGAATTACCTTGTAAATCCTATTACAGGTTACTACGTAGAGCCTAAAGAGAAATACAATAAAAAGAATCAATATAAGTATCACAAAACTTCACAAAGTATATAAATGATAGCACAAGCAGCAAACATAGAAAAGAAAATACTAGACATTAAGTATGGTCGTGTATTAGAAGGTCTTAAAATAGGCATACCAGATATAGATGAATACATAAGATTTAAAGCAGGTAATTTTAATCTACTAATAGGACACGCTAACGTAGGGAAGACTACTATAATAACATACCTTTTTACGGTGTGGGCAATGAAGCACAATTTAAAGTTTTTGTTGTGGTCTAGTGAAAACACTTCTTCAGGCTTAGTTAGAAAGATAATAGAGTTCAAGATGGGTTTACCTATACAAGACGCTTCAGATTCTCAGATTAACAATGCAGTTAAATGGTGTGATATACATTTCAAAATAATAGAGGTAGAGGATTTATTTACATACAAGCAATTACTTAAACAAGCCAATGAAATTAAAGACGCTTGGAACTATGACGCTTTATTAATAGACCCTTATAACTCACTAGCAAAAGATACACAAATGATGCGAGGTGTAGGTAGTCACGAATACGATTACCAAGTAGCTTCTGAGTTTAGATTGTTTGCAAAGAAAAGAAGTGTTGCGGTATATTTAAACGCTCACGGTGTTACTGATGCACTTCGTAGGGTACACCCAAGAGACCACGAGTATGAAGAGCTGCCACAACCTTTAGGACTAGCTGGAGTAGAAGGCGGGGGAAAGTGGGGAAACCGCTCTGATGATGTTATTTGCATACACAGATATACTGGTTCTGCAATGGACTGGATGTATTCACACCTTCACGTACTTAAAGTAAAAGAAACTGAAACAGGCGGAAGATGCACACCACACAACGAACCTATTAAGCTGAGAATGTCTAGAAACAATGTAGGGTTTGAGTTTTTAGGTAAAGACATCTTACACTCTAAGAAGACAGAAGTTACTAACCTATTAAAATTCTAAATTATGATTCAATCAATAGCCTTATTATTATTAATAGCAACCGTATTTATCTTTATAAGCAACCAAGTAGAAGCTGACGTATATATCCAGCCTATTATTGGTCTTATGTTTGGAGCGTTATATTCCAAAGAAAAATTTGAAGAAGAAAATTTAGTACAGAATACCTTGCAATGCTGCATAGGTTTTATAAGTCTAACGGTAATATGGATAGAGAAAAAAGAATAATAGGGTTAGATTGGCTCAATATTGTAGCTAGTCAGCACGAAGATTGGATTAAAATAGTAAACGGCTTTGGCGAGTTTAACTATGCTGAGGACATCGTACAAGAGGCTTACATTAGACTAATTAAATATGCGAAACCATACAATATTATTAAGAATAACAAAGTATCTAGGGGATATATGTTTTTTACTCTTCGTTCTTTATACTTTCAGTATTATCATTCTAAAAGAAAAATACAGAAAGTTAGTATTGATGACGAAGAAAACTTTTTACAGATAGCAGATGAAACTAATTTAGAGGAACACGAAGCCTTTAATAAAGTGTGCACCCTTATAGATGAGGTTGCAGAGGATTGGACTTGGTACGACAGGAAGCTGTTTAAGCTGTATCGAGATACTGATTTAAGCATACGTAAGATAGCAGCAGAAACTAATATAAGTTGGGTATCTATATTTAATACGTTAAAGAATTGTAAAACCGATGTTCGAAGTAAGTTAGGAGAAACGTACGAGGACTATAAAAATGAAGACTATGACAGAATTTAAAGGAGACAAAAGAAGTAAGGCTTACAAAGAGTGGAAGAAGAACCACACGGAATCAAGTAAAGGATTGGGCGATACAGTAGAGAAGTTTACAGAAGCAACAGGGATAAAAAAGTTAGTCAAATTTGTTGCAGGCGACGATTGTGGGTGCAGCGAACGA